TCAATCTTTAGTGCGGGGAACATAGGGTTTCCCTAAGAACCTGTCGCGACAAAATTCTATTCGGCCAGCTACGGCGCTCTGGCTATTCGTCGCGCCAGTAGTTACCTTCCGCAATTCAGGGGATTTCATCCATCTATCGATACCCACAGTGTTGAGTTTGTCACGGCGAAGAAGTGCTAGTGCGGCGCCTACGGCGACACCTTCAAATAAGTTTAGCGGTGTAGTACTTGGTCGATCTGGGCGACGGATGCCACTTGGAAAGGCCAGTGCAAGTTGTTGAAAAGTGCGGCTGAATATCCAATTTCCGTGTTCATAGTTGAAGTCTCGTGTCGCCTCTTCCATGTATCCACTAAGAAACTTTCCAACATCATGTTTAAATTCTTTATACTTGTGAAGAAATGCAAAGAATCTCAGTACACACTCCTCGCCCGTCGCATCTCGCTGTTGAAGCATGGTGAGCCTGACCGTAGTACGAAAACTTCGATCTTTCGACCACGATTCTAGTTTGTCAGCGAACGTTCCTTGAAACACACAGTCTCGGATCTCCTGAGGGCTTAGGGCAACACCACCGGTATTCAAGCGCTCAAACAAGTCATAGCGAACTACTTTATCGCTTTTGTCATTCAACGTGATAACTTTCACTGGCCGTGTTAAGAAGTGCAGGTGTAGATTGGGAGGGAACCTGGAAAATGATAGCTTATCGAATGATGTCAGCTTCTGTAGACCTTCTAGCGTAAGGGGCTCTCCGAGACCGAGCAGATGTCTAAGGTTATCGTCACCAGCAAACTTAACTAAAGTACTTAATCGTTGAACTCCATCGACTACTTCCCAGGTACTGTCCGCGTTGGTTGCCATGAATAGACTGGGAATCGGAATGCCGAGCATGATCGACTCAATTAACAAAGAGCTGCGTTTCTCATCCCATCGAAATTTTCGCTGATAGGACGGTGCAACTTTGATCTGTCTTTTTTCGACCATCGAGAGCAGTTGCTGCACCTGTATATCAAAAGTATCGAAATCGACAGACCGGCGCTCGAACTTCAGCTGCGATTCTAAATCAGACAACTTGACCTCCCAAAAGTCCGCCTTCCTCCACCGTGTCTATTCGCAAGAACCAAGGGCCAAGGATATGTTGAGGACACGACCGGCCACAGCAAGATGCAGAGACTGCGGAAGCGCGAAATGGCTCTCAGTATACACTGTGGCCAGAATCTTAGCGAGTGGACGGGCGTAGTTGGTCCATCTGACGATGCGTGGCTGTTCTCCTCCGAGAGTCTGCTAACACCAATCAGGGCAGACAATCTCTGGAAACGCTACTTCAAACCGAAGCTCGACACCATCGGCTTAGGTTGGGCGAATTTTCAGGTGCTCCGAAGGACACACGCCAGTCTTGGACATGAGGCCGGTGTTGATCCCAAGGTTGCAGCAGACCAGCGCGGGCACGGTATCGGCGTGGCGTTGGATACCTACACTAAAACAGGTGTCACCAAACGCTCAGAGGCAGCCGAAACCTTGGAGGTTGCAGTCTTGGCTACCTAACGGAGTGGGCGGGAGTGGAAGAAACCGCCGAATCCACCTAAGATCTTCAAAATCTGGAGCGGGAGACCGGGATCGAACCGGCGACCAACAGCTTGGAAGGCTGAGACTCTACCACTGAGTTACTCCCGCTTGCCTTTGTTTTCAACGCTTTACGATGTGTCCTGATGTAGATTTTGTGCATGAATGGAGCCGGATGGAGGCACTTTGCACAAAATTTTGCACAAAATTTCGGGGTTCGACCAGAATGCACAAAATTTCCGTTGTGCATCCGGGAGCCTTAGAATTGAGTGCGTTCGTCATGGGTTTAATCACTTCGCTTTTGCGTTGACCAGTGCTTCCAATTCTACTACAGCCTTGGCCGTTTCTGGACTGACGTGCTGCATATAGATGTTGCGGGTCGTCTCCGCCTTCGAGTGTCGCAACTGACCCTGAATCGGTTTGTCCGCCACGTTGTTGTGGTGCTGTAGGGTTGCGTGAGATCGACGGAACCAATGCAGCGACACTTCGGGTAGGCCAATCTTTTCCCCGGCTGGCTTGAGGACATCTTCGATCCAGTTCGTCGGGATCAGGCAGGTTCCGTTGCGAGTCGGGAACATGAAGGCGTCAGGGTCACCACTGTCGGAATCTCCGAACTGTCGCCAGCCATCGAGTTCTCTGACCAGTCCCGGAGGCAGAGCAACCACCGCAACCGACGACCCGCCCGCTTGCTTACCTGCCCACTCCTTAATCTTGTGCGTGCGTGAGCAGAACGACCGCTCGATTCTGAGGATGTCAATGTCGCCTTCCTTCGTCAGGTCCTTCCACTTCAGCGGAAAGACTTCGCTTCGACGCAGCGCACAGAGGAAGAGCAGATTAGCGATCATCCGGTCTCTCGGTTTGGCGATGTTGGATCGCAAGGAGACGAATTGTTCAATCGTCAGGGTCGGCTTGACCTTGCTCTTTTTGACACCCTTGGGGATGCGCCGGTTCTTGGGAATCAACCGGGCCGCATTGCCTCGTGTGATGCCTATGTCCCTCGCCGTGTCGAGTATCGCCTTGACGTACGTAAAGCACTTCTTCGCCACCCATTCAGAGAATTCACGGGCGGCAATCGAGGCCATGTAACGCCGGATCGCATCCTCGTTGTTCATCTGGGAGATGGTCATGTCCCCGAAGAACGGCAAGAGAAACGAGTCCCGGTAGTACTCCCAGTTCTTGAGCGAGTTCTCTTCTAGACCCTCGTTGCGGCGGGACTCGTACATCTTCGAGATGAAGTCGGGAACCGACATCTCGGACGACGCTTCGATAGCCTCTGGTGGAAGCGATGGGTTGGTGGCCGGGTGGTGTTGCTGAAACACCGCCCAATACACCTTGTCCCATTCCTTCTTGGCATCGGCAAGGCTCTTCAGACCGGGACCATGCGAAACCTTGGGACCAAGCTCATGGGGTCCGAAGGTCTTCTTCTTCCGCTCTTCGCCCTCCATGACGAAGGCGTTCCACCGGGCGACGAACCGAGTTCCCTTCTTCGTCGCCACCTCCTGTACAAAACCCTTACCTACGGGTCCGAGGCTGAGTTCCTTGTGCATGTGAGCAGTCTATCACAACACACACACCCGTTTTGCACATCATGCAGCTTTTTCTTTCCGCTCCCAAGTTGGCCGAGTTTCCTGTTGCGCCATGATCCAAGCGTGGATCGCACGCTTGGAGTACCGGATCTCTCGTCCAATCTTGATGTGCGGGACGATTGGCAGCACTCTCGTTGTGTGATCCCGCAGCCATTGCTTCTTGACCTTGAGTAGCGTCATTACGTCGGCGTCGGTCAGAAGTTCGTCATCGGTGCTCGGCGATGGCGGAGTCGGCTGCTGAGGCTCGACAGCTTGGGCGGATGGCTTCTTTTCGGGAATTGGCCGGAAGAGTCCACCCTTGGGTGAGGCAGTTTGTTGGCCATACTTCTTCATTCGTTGAATTTGTGAATCGATGAACAAAGGGTACTGATTCGGCTCATACGTTTCGGTGTCTCCTTTCTTTGACTGACCTATGGATTCCCCGTGCTACTCGTCGAAGCTCTTCGAAATCAGAACTCGGGCGACATGATCATCGATGCCTCTCACCTTGCCAAAGCACGAACACTTTGGATTCCGGCACTGAAAGGTCCGCCGACCGTCCCAGTGCGGATCAGTCGAGGCCAATCCAGCCGGTCCCATGGTCTCAACCACAGAAACCGCTACTGGAGACTCGGCGACAACTTCTCGCCAAAACGCTTTGGCATCCTCGTGGGGTTTCGCCATTACAAGGATCTTGCCATCAACTTCGGCCAAGGAGTAGGGTTCGTTCTCCACAACCACATACCACACCCGAATGACCAATTTTGCAGGCTTGATCCTTCGGTTACGCAACTTCACTTTCCTGTTTCTCATTCGATGAATTTGTGAAACGACGAACAAATGGTACTGATTCGGCTCATCGCTTCGGTTTCTCCTTTCTTTTCGGCCTATCGATGCGGCGTGCTTACGCCCTCGGGTTTGAAGTGAATCTCAGCAGTGCTTGCCCGAGTTCTGTGTTCGCCGCAGGACGGGGTGCGCCGCTCTTCGCAAGGGCAAGCAACTCCGCCTTCAATTGATCATCAGTTTTTGTGGTTTCCATGTTGTCTGTGTGCTCCTTTCTCGCACTTACACATCTTACACCGGAACACGATCAATTGTCCAGTAAACCGTTGAAAATAAATAGCTTCATCTATCCTCACCAAGTTGATAGATGATAGATGAGATGTAGATATATCTACTTTGTCGAGATAACCGCAACGGAACCCGCTCACTAACTTTTCCATTGACTTCCTTACCGCCGCTGACGGATCATTCATCCATGACCCTCACCACCGACCGACTCGACGAAATCATGGAGGCTCTCGCCGACGACATGTCGCTATTTGCATTCCTGACACCTGAAGAGGGGGACGCAGCGTACAGGGACGCACTCGACAAGCTGAGAGAGCCGGAACTCGATGAGTGCGAGACCTCGTTCTACTTTGAGGTCGTCGAGGCTTATGAGGCAGCGCACGCTGGGAGCGGGTGCGAGATCAGGCAGTAGTCACTACTTCTCGCCAACCAAAATCTCGAAACTGTAATCGTCAATCCGTCCACCAGCCGTCGTGATCCTGCAAGTGATCGGGTAGACAGACCGAGACTGGCCTCCACTTAGCCAGATTGTCGCCGTCGTCGTGGTGTTGCTTTCACTCGTTTTCGTTATCCCTGCCGTCACCATCCACGTCACGGTCGAGATCGTGTCGCCATTGAGCCAAGCTGTCCAGTCCACCACAAAATCCAGTGTCGAATTAGGGTCCTTTACCTTTCGTGTCATCTACTCATCTCCAGCCGGGACGATGAACGTCCGGTCTTCGTTTATTACTGCTTTTCGTTGATCTCTCGGCACGACCATCGTGCGATCCGAAGCCATAACCCGCAGCGTCCGATTCCGCCCTTCCACTCTCACAGTTCGATCATCGAAGCCGACGTACATGACCCGCCGCTTCTGAACGATTGCGACGATGCCGTTCTTGATTGCCGTCAGGATGGCGCTGAAGCCGCCCATCACCGCTGAAAAATTTTTCGATATCTGCTTTGAGACTGATCCGACCATCGGCGATTGGGATGCTGAAAGGTTCTTCTGCGTCTGCTTGGAGACACCACCCACAAGGCCACTCAGCACGGCTTGTAGGCTCTTGTGCGTCGTCTTGGCTACCTGACCAACCCAACCACCCATTGAAGCGCTCAGAGACAGGCTGGTGAGCTTGGAGAGGCTGGCCGGGAAACCCGACATCACCCCAGCCAGAACTTTGACCGTCGATTTCGTCAAGCTGGCCGAGAGGCTGGCCGTCGATGCTGAGAGAACCTTTGAAGTGGCCTTGGTCAGGCTCGTTGTCCAACTCGAAGTCTGAGCCGTCAGAGCCTTGGCAGTTCCTTTCGTCACGGATGCGTTCATCGTGCTCATTACAGCGTCGAGCACGACGTAAAAGACCTGCCCCAACCGGCCAGCAATGAACTCGACGCTGAACGCTTCCATGAGGGCATCGAATGCTTTGCTGGTCTGCTTGCTGACCGAGGCCGACATGTTGGACATCTCGGCGGAAAGAGAGACGCTGGTCAGCTTGGTCACCGTGGCCGTCATTGCCTCGGTGACCGCTTCAAGTACCTTGTTCGTTGTCTTTGAGAGACCCGCCGTGAATGGTCCGAATTCAGCATCGAACCCTTTGCGAGTTTCTTTCGCCACGGAAACTGACATCTCCTCAGTCGTTGCGGTCAAATGCTTCGACGTGGATTTCACAAGCGACCCTGACCATGCATCCATCGCCACGTCGAACGCCTTGCCAACTGTTTTCGTGATCGCCCCGGCGAAACCTTCCATCACCGCAACAAATGACTTGCGGGTTTCCTTCGACACGGACACAGAGAATTCAGCCATATCTGCATACAGCACCTTACTCGTCGCTTTCACCAGCGCTCCAGCCATACTCGCCGTGGACGCCACGAGACTCTTCCTCGTCTGGCGTGACAGACTGGCCGATGCTTGCGCTGCCGTGGCGGTCAACGTCTTGCCGACTGTCTTCGTGATCGACCCGGTGAAGGAATTCATCACCGCATCGAGAATGACCTGAATCGGCGCATAGTAGCTGTACGTGATCCGCACTCGGCCAGCAGCACCAGAGCCGCCCGTTCTCGTGTTTGAGCTAGTGCGGAGCGCACCGCCGCCTCCGCCTCCCGGTGCGTTGCCGGGGTTTCCATTCCCCTGTGTGGAGTTTCGTCCGTTTCCGCCCGCCCCACCACCAGTCGGAGCGCTTCCGCCAGTCACACCAGAGGCATTGTTTCCGTTGCCGGTCCCGGCACTTGATCCACCACCCCCGCCATAGTTTCCGGTACTTCCGTTCGCACCGTTTCCGCCGTTGTATTTCACGTCGCCGACACTGGCGCTTGCCTGTCCACCTTGCCCGCCAGTGCTAGTGTTATTTGCGACTGAGGTCCCGCCCTTCGCCATCACGGTTCCGCTTGTCGAGAACCACGAGTCACCACCAGCACCACCAACGGTCACCGTGTAGTTGTTGGTGGGTGTCACTGAGATGGCATTTTTCCGGGCATAAGCTCCACCTCCTCCTCCCCCAGAGGCCCCATTGCTCGTCCGACTCCCGCCGTTCCCACCACCGCCCCAACACTCGACATCAACGGCGATCACACCAGCCGGACATGTCCATGTATCCGAGGCGTTGAAAGTCTCGACCTCTGTGTGTCGAAGTCGGCTCGTAATCGAGGCCGACATCGGGCTCAATACGCAATCGAGTACGACGCTGAAGATACGGCCTGACGTGAGCGTGGCGCTGAAGCTGCTCATCACAGCGGAAAACGCACGGCTGGTCTGCTTTCTGAGCACAGCGGAAAACGTGGCAGCATTGGCCAAAATGTTCTTTTGTGTATGTTTCGAAAGCGATGCGGAAGCCGTGGCCGACGTTGCGTTCAACGATTTCCCGGTAGTTCGGCTGACCACCGCCGAGAAGCTGCTGGTCACCGATGAAAGAACACGATTTGTTCGCTTTGCCAACGATCCTGACATCGAAGCTGAGGTAGCTGAAAGGGGCTTGTTTGTCCTGCGAGACACCGAACCACTCATCGTCGCCATCGAAGCGGCCAATGTCACCGTCGCCGACGCAGCAGAGATGGAGTAGAAAGTTGATGGCGTCGATTGGTTGTTGTACTCAGCGGTGATCCAAGCCGAGGACAGGCTTGCTTTATTAACCCGAACTTCTTCGAGTTTGCCGTCGAAGTATTCACCGCCACCCGGCTGTCCACCGATTGAAAGTTGGTTGGTCAACGTACGAGCCGAACCGAACCAATGCGTCGGCGTGCTGTCCATCAGTGAGCCGTTGATGTAGAGCGCTGTCAGGACGTTCGAAGTCACGACAGCCGCAATGTGATGCCAGCCGCCCGTCGATGGCTTGGATGCGCTCAGAAAGCTGACGTTCGAACCGTCCCAATAGATCAGGGCGATGTTGTCACCGGGCAGAGTTCCAGATTGGTTTTTGCGGAGAAGGTAGTTCCCGTCTTTCTTGATCAGGGTTTGGTCGTTGCCGCTGGTCCATGTGTCGGCATTGATCCAGCAGGACAGGGTAAGGTGCGTCGTCGCATCGAGCGAGTTGGAGTCGGCTACTTGGACACGTTCACTGGAGCCGTTGAAATCGAGTCCTCTGCCGATCTTCCCGGTCGTCGTGATCGAACTGGTGTTTGCTTGCGATGCGCCGTGATTAGCGTTGCTCGTTGAGTCGCTGACTGTGGTGTTTCCGGCGCTCTGGTTAAAGTGCCAGACGGCGCTGTAATCGGAGTTCCACACAGCGGTTTTGTTCTCGGTTGAGGACGTGACCGACGAATCGCCGTACCACAGATAGATGGCGGTACCCGATGAAGAAGAGAGCGAAGTCTTGACCCATGCGACGATTGCGCCAGTAGCCGGGTCATAGCTTTCGATCTCATGAGAAAGCTGGCCTGTACCGTTCGATGACGAAGTGAAGATGATGTCGTAGCCGTTTGTGCTGGTGACCTGACCGCCGTTGCTCGTCGATTTCAAGTAAGCGTACGTGCCGGAAATCAAGACTGGAAAGTCGGTCAGGTTCGACGGAACTTTAGTGTGATCGACGGTGATTGTACGGCGGTATATGTAGGCCACTTTTTATTTAGAGAGGCACAAGAAAAAAGGCGTCCCCGGTGAGAGACGCCCTTTTGATTGGATTTGAGTGAGGTTTACGAGCCGCCAGCCGGAATAGTCAGAGTCCAAGTGAATTGGATCGAGTCGCCATTATCGACGTTGATTACTGCGAAGACACGGCGGTCGAGCAAGGTCCCGCTGCTGCTGGCGCTGAACACACCCATTTCGGTGATTGCCTTCGCACTAGTGAATGGGATCAAACCCACCAATCTGTACTGATTGCCAGCCGGGTTCGATTGCGTTGCATTGACTCTCGCTGTCCCTGCCGGTGTCTGCAATCCAGTGTCACTGGTCGATGCCGCAGTAGTGCCCTCGCCCGAATCAATGTACGTAAAACTGTTGATGCGGGCGCTTGAGCCGCTCAAGAAATCGGCGGCGAAGTAGTTGACGCCAGCGGTCGTGACCAAAGCCATTTGCGCTGGCGTCGCATCCCCCGAATAGTACGATGCAGCGAACCCGGCAACGGTCAATCCAATCGGGATCAAATTCAACCGCTTCGCTTCGAGCCACACACGCTGCCAAAAAGGAAGGGTAGATTTCACTTTGTCGATGGCGGTCTCGCCGTCGATGTTGTCGTCAGAAAGGTCGCCGATGTGATGCTGTGTTCCGTTTGCCCGGAAGACAGTCGCTTCGAGATGCGTGTGCAGGGTCAGTGTTTGATCGAAATTCATATTTCTCCGGGCCTGAAAGCGTCAGGCGCTTGAGGAGTATTTATGTATCGACCGTAGTAAGGCATTCCACCAATCGACATCCACCCCTCAACCGGACAAAATCAATCCATGCAAACGATCAGCCTCATACCGGCGCAAAGGGCGCTGTGGATTCTGGAAATGGCCTTCCTGCTGGTGAGCTTTGTGCTCTTCTCCCGGCGCTGCTGGCGGCTGATGGTGCGGGAGTCGGAGAAATAGGAAACCCGCCGTTCCAGATAGCGGCGGGTTCAGGAGTCCCTTACGGGTGGCCGTCCGCTCAATCATCGGATGGCCGTTGTGGGTATTTAGACCGGACATCTTATAATCTCTGCGAATGCCAATACTCACACGAACCGTTCCAAGTCAGGTTGTACAACTCATTGAACGTGCCTTTACCGACAGCAACCCACCGGGAAATCAGCCGATGTTGGTCACCGCACACAACCATGCCCACGTTGTCTTATTGTTGCAACTGCTCGACGCTCTTCCTCAGCACCTCTGGCCTGAGAATCAGCTTGCCTTCCTTGAAAACGTCTATTCCGTCCGTGTTGCATGTGACAACATAGGGAACGCAAGCCTATCTGCCATCAAGCCGCCCCGAGGCCAAGAGCAATTGTACCCAATCGCCGAGTTGCACACGCTGCTATCAGAATGTCCCGACGAACGGCCTATCCCTTCGACACACGACCTTGCATTCGTTGCGGATACAGCATTTAGGGAAGGCTTGCGATCCGATATCTCAACCGTGGGTCAGGCCCTCTCCAACAGTGAATGGAAGGCCGCAACAGTTCTTGCCGGTTCTGTAGTTGAGGCGCTGTTGCTAACGGCGCTAGAGAGACAATCGTCATTGGTTCTTCAAAACACCCTAGATGCTCTGAGAGGGAGCGGAACATTTCAACCCGGCAGACCAAAGGACGCAGATCCTAAGCACAAGTCATGGTCACTTTATCATTACGTTGAAGCTTGCAACCACATCGGCTTAATTCGAGAGAAAGCCTACCTGCAATCAAAACTTATAGTGGATTTCCGTGATCTCATCCATGCGGCAAAGGAGAAGCGTGGCGAAGGTAAATGTTCTCGTGGCACGGCCCATTCCGCCTTTGCCGCCATCGAACACGTCGTGGAGGATCTTTGCCAAACTCTGTCAACGACATGAGCGGAAACCTTGGCTACCCGATAGAGACTGACTTGTCAGGCAATGAGGATTCATCCGTCCTTCGCTGCTGATCAGCGTCTTTGAGAACGTAGCCGCTCACAAGAAAATCGGTGAGGGCCTTCTCGACCACTGCTTCGATCCCGAACTTCACGTTCTGCTCATCGAGCAAAATGAAGGTCAGAGGCTTCGGAGACTCACTGAGCAATTCTTCCATTCGGTCTCCGCTCTCGATGAAGATCCGGTATTCGCCTTTCTTGGGGGTGATACTCAGCACGCCGGTTGTTCGGTGAATCACGAATTCTATTTGCTTATTGCTTACCGTGTTCTTGATAAAGATCGTGTCGGTCTGCTTCTCGTTGCTCCATGATTTGTCAACGAAATACATCTCGTCTCTGTGGTGCTCAGGCAAATCCCTCTTGAAATGCGGGTTGGACTGGGTTTTGACCAGATCCAATTGCGCCTTGATCTGCTCTATCAACTCCGCTCGTTTGGTGGACACATCGTACTTCCGATCTCGTTCCGCTTGATCTAATGCCAGTAGTCTAGTCAGCCATGGCAGTTCTTTAGGTGGTGTGGTCATAAGTTATCCAGATGCTACCGTAGTATACACGTATGGACATCGAATGGATCAGGCTCACCGTACAGGCTGGCGTGGCCGGAATCGTTGCTACGGCGCTCTCAACCGTCATCGTTCGCTTCTATCTTGGCGGCTACCTGCGAGAAAAGGGAAAAGCCCTAGCTCGAAAGGAAGACATCGAGCTTCTGCGCAAGGAAGTTCAGGTCCTCACGAAAGAGGCCGAAACGATCAAGGCGACGATTGGCCATGAGGTCTGGGGGAAGCAGCAACAGTGGGAGAAGAAGAGAGAGGCATACGGGGAACTCATCCGTCACCTTATGACGCTCTCCACTGTCTCAGCCCGACTGGGAGCGCTCGTGAAGAATTATTCAAGCGCCAAAGACAAAGATGACCCTTGGGTTAGACATCTCTTCGACTGTGCTAGAGCACAAGACGAAAAGTTTCCATCAGAGGTGGGAAACGCTGCTACTGCGGCATTCGTGGCCCAGATTTGGGCAAACCCGGAAATAAATTCCGTGATAGTTCGAGCAGGTGAGAATCTGCAAGGAATAGAACAGGACGACGACTTTTTTGTCAATCTCTCTCGGGCCGCTGGTGGTCTCGCTGATACGCTACTGCCGCTCATTATTGAGGATCTCAAGCAACCCTAAACACATCCCTCATCCGTCCCGCCCCCGACGCCAGCAACCGTTGAACGCCACTCTTTGGCACGTTCAGCACGTCGGCGATCTCCCGCACCGTCAGGCCGTCTTGGAAGAACAGCCAGCTTGCCATGGCTTCGTCCTGAGGAAGGGTGTTTAATAGGGTGCGGAAGTCGAGTCGGTCGTCCATAGCCATGCTGTATGTAGGGTGGTGTATATCCGTATCCAGTGAGACTGTTCGAGATTTCCGGCGCTCGTCGATGATCCGCTGACTGGCTCGGGTGTAGAGCCAGCTTTTCGAGAGGAATGAGAATCGACCCTCGACGACCAGTTCCCACGCTTCGAGCCAGACCTGCGATGCGATGTCGGCGGCGTTAGCTTCGTTGAAGTAGCGAATCTGGGACCGGATGTACTCGAAAAGGCGCTTCGAGTGGTCCTTATGGAAGGTCAGATAAATAGAAGTGTTAGACGTTGTATGTAAGTGGCTCATGTGGGCGGATCGTGTCTCAAGCACATCCGCTCTTTTTTATTTACTGAGTGAGCGATTTTCAAATTCGCTGTAAGTTGTTGAAAACACGTAACAGCGGTATTAGTGAAAGAGGTTTAATGAAATAAGTTGAACTTTTTTTGCAAAAATCTGGGACAAAATCCGTTTTGAAACGCTATAGGATTATGCGAGTAATCCTGAAGGCTACTTTAGTAGACGTTAACGATAATCAAGAGGACGCCCGGAGGGCGACCCGAAGGGTCAAGTATCCAACGTAGTTACCCACGAGGTAGGTTGGGGTCACTAGGGTCGGTGAGGGTTCCAGTCCTATAGTCAAGTGGAAGAAGTGTGCTCAAAATGAAAGATTGGGTCCAAGAGGCATTTGGACACTTGTCCCCTCCGGGGACGCTTCGCTTTCCAGTGTAAAAATCATCTCGGTAGGGAAATCTACATCGGAAGTAGTGACTTCGGACGATGAAGAAATGATCTCTACACCGGATGGACATTTGTCCCCGTCGCACGGCTCCGGGGACGCTTCGCTTTCCAATGAAAGGAATGTCTACATCGGAAGCCAAGAACTGCTTCTATTGAACAAGCCTACATCGAGTTGTGAATATGTCAAATCGAGACGAACTAGATGTATCTAATGATTCAAATACACAGTTCTTACACCGGAGTTGACACATTCCGGTTCCATGGGACAATAGAGTAGTAACATGTCGTTGAATTGGACCAAATGCAATCTACAAAAGAAACTTCAACGGGATGTTGCCGACAGTATTGCGTCCACGCCGATCACCGCCCGTTCCGGGATCGATCCGGCCTCGCCCCGCTGTGATTGCGGTTCGTACATGTTGCGTCGTTCCGGTCCCTATGGGTCCTTTTGGGGTTGCGGCTCGTACCCACGTTGTGCCGGAAAGAAGAAGTTGTCGAAATCGCCACTCTGAACCAAATTGCCCAGAGTGGCGTTCCGTTTTCCGCACCTAAGCGGCCAGTTCCAACTCGACGATTCCGATGTAGGCGAACTTCTTCACCGCATCGGCAATTGCGGCTCGAATGTCGTCAAGGTCGTCCTGATGCTGATCCGCAATCTCCCGGCTGACGATGACGGATATACGTCCACGAGCTTCCCGAGGCTGTTGGGTCGATTCCACGAATTCAGGCATCGGGATCACCGTCACGGCTGTCGAGGGTTCCGGTTCAGCGGGTAGGGTCATTCCGGCTCCACCCGAAGATGAGGAAGCACTCGTGACAGGCTTCCGCTTCTTTGCGTCGGCTCCATTCCGGCTTTCAAACTTCGCCCGCAATTCCTTCAGGTCGGCGAGCTTGCAGTCCCGATGGATGACACCGGTCTTCACGCCGACACGGAAGGTCTGCTCCGACATCATCATGATTTCGTACCGCAGGGTCCAAGTGTCGGGAAGTAGGTCGTCGTTCACCGGATTCGTCAGGCGATGGTCAGCGGCCATCTTCACGAACTTGCATGCGGCGGAGTAGTCGAAGGGGCAGTCTTCCTTGATGAAAGTCCGGTACTCCTCAGGCGACAGGCTCAATCGAGCTTCGAGGATCAGGTCAGCGACCACCTTCCCGCTCTTAAACCAGTTCAGGGCAGCGGTCTTCATCGCTTTCTTGAACTGCGCAAGAGTCTTCTTCGACTCACTGGGAGTAGCAGAGACCGATTCAGCGGCGGTCGTCGTTTCGACCTCTACCGTTTCGGGTTGGTTGATGAGTCCTTCCACGGCCATCGAGACGGGCATGGAGGAGATGTTGGGAGTGTTATGAGAAAGCTGCATTTTGTCCTTTGGTCAGGCGTTATTGCCTCGACGAAGACCAGATTAAAGGGGCAACCGTGGTCACATCGCTCCCACAAAACGGACACAAAGTGGACACTTCATTGGGCTTTGCGCCATGCCAACTGAACCCAATGCAACGTCTTAAATTCCTTCGGTCTCTTCTCCTGCATCACCTTCGTCAACGCCACTAAGATGATGCGCTTTGCGTTGTGACGTTCTTTTCCTCTCTCGCTTTGGATGCGGCGCAAGGTCTTCACGCTTATTGCTTCCGCATCATTCGAGAGGCGCAATTTGTAGTCGTGGGCAACTGCTCTGGCCGCATCTGCCAAATCCTGATCGCTCCAGCCCATCAGCATCTTGAATTTCTTGATCAGCGTCCTTGGCGTCGGCGACATCCATTCCGCTTCATAGTCATCGAGCCTGAGTGCGTCCAACGAAGGTTGAAGCATTGCCAAGAACCCGTCTTGAAATGCCTTGGACACCGTGTAACCTCCAAGCTCGACCGAATTCTGTTTGGGTGCGGGAGGGGTTGAAATCCACTTCGCCTCAACCGCTACTCGCAGGACTTCACCGGGCAGTTTTCGCTCGACTAGTTCGGCGCTCAGTCTGCCACCGCCCTCACGGTAGGTTCTTGCGATTGAACGTAAGGCGGCGTTGGCGCTCAGGGCAAGGGTGGTCCGGGTCAACTTCGAATCGGGTGGCATCGAAACAGTCTGTCACCCAAAGTGGCGAAATCGCCACTTTGGGCAATGTCTCAGAAAAGCAATGGACGGCGAGTAATCCAATCGCTTTCGAGTGGTACCCTTCACAGATGAATATCATCACGCCACGTTTCCGATACGCAGATTCCCATCAGGGAGGGCATTCTGCGGCTGCACGCCCTGCGTACGATTACATTCCGGGGTTGGACCTTGGCGATTGGTATCAACCTAACGGCAACGTTCTTTTGCAGATGACCATCGGCGACACTTGGGTCGATCAACCCAACGCCATTTCATGGTTCGCCATCGGGAACGTTGTGGTCACGTTTAACCCGGACAACCCGGACGAGTCCCTTGCACACTTCGCCATATTTGCAGAAGCAACAGTGTCTGCGGTGAACTACTCAGGAAACGGCGTCGGCATGATCGGTCAGCTTCCCTCCGGGCAACGGATACCTGTCCATCTGCAAGTTGCGGTAGATGCAACCATTCGGGACCGATATCGTTTTGTCGGACTCTTCGGATCAACTAACGGGACAGTTCATATCGGCACGACAGGAATAGCCTCGCTGAGTGCCACGCTGATTGACTGAACCCGGCTCCTTCACCGTTTCCGTTTGAACGGTTTGGCCGGTTCTTCCGCCGTACTGACGGTCTTGTGTCGGACCTTCGCCAAATGGACGGTGAGTTCCGAGTGCAGGCGCTTATGCATCTTTTTCACGTCGGCAAGTCCATCGGTGATCCAGCCGTACATGAGGATCTGCGTCAGCGCCCTCAAAGCCTCGATGTCGTCGGCGCACTCGTCACATACTTCCCACTGCTTTTGCTTGGCCAAGGGTCCCTCCACGGTCAACAGTACCCATCGACGCATGGAGCGTAACACATTGGCAGGGGCCGACAGTAAGCTCACTCGTACCAGCCACCCTCTGTCTCAACGTCGATCAGTTTGAACCGTTCTGGGTCATTCCGATGGAAGATTGACGCATCAATGATCTCGAAGCTATGGGAACGGCAGACCTCAATGAAGGCTTTCAGTTCGGGGGACCAGAAGTCGCTCGACTGTTTGTAGAGCTTCTCTTCCTCACCCGTATCAAGCTGCTCCAAGATCAAGCAGCAGTCCAGATGGTACTGACCGCTAATGTCGTCGCCAGTGTTTGAGATGACTCTTTCGACGATGCAGGTTCCGAAGTACAGCGGAAAGTGTGGCCGCAAGGCATCGTGATCGGACACCCTCTGAAGGACTGTCCGTTGAGACGCAAATGTATCCCTCCTACCTTCAAATGATTGCTTCGGCGGTGCATCTGGTCCGTTCAAGAACAGTTTGTAAGCTCTCCCGTCAACACTGTAAACATGAGCATAGGCACCACGGCCCAGTAACGGATGGAGTCTCTCATCAATAGTCATTATTGAGCGGCCAGTCTACCAACCGATAACGAGAGAGTCAAGTAAGCCTTCGATATAACGCCGTCATTTGCTTGTCTACATACTCTCGTTCACCGTCTCCTACACGTCTGAACATTTGCCAGCCCCGCTAGAGCACCACTCGGCGGGGCTTTTCTTTGCCTGAGGTAGATACGTCAAACTCCATCTTTTTCTAAATACTTCTGAACGCAATTACGGCAAATGGTTGCGCTCAGGAGACCTAGATGAAGAACGTAGTATCGATTTGCAACGATTTGCAAACCGCTCGAATCCACGCTGTCCACCAAGGACAGATCGTCCACATTTTGGTGGACATCGCCATGCTCGGAGTAGCCGCCAGCATTGGAGATCGCAGATGGTCCGTCAGCAAGACGAACCGAACGAACCTGTACGCAAGCACCCTCATTAACGGTCGGCGCATCTATTTGCATCGCCTTCTGTGCCAGTTTCCGCACCGGCTTGAAATTGATCATCGTAATGGACAGGGCCTCGATTGCAGACTCAAGAATCTCAACGTCGTGACCCGCCAACAGAACGCAGCAAAAATGCGCCTGACGAACACTCCACGCCGAAACAACAAGCTCGGCGTTCGGGGCGTGATGAAGACCAAGTACGGAAAATACTCAGTGTCGATTCGTGGCAAATGGGGTGGCGTTTTCCCGACTCTTTGGCAAGCAGCAGAGCATGCCGAGACGTTGAGAGCGATGGAAAACGTGAGCCGCATTGGGAGCCGCCTTTAATGTCGGATCGATTGAAAGAGAAGCGTCTTCGGACGTTCCTCTTCGTTTTGGAAGCGATGCGAGACACGGTGCGGCGGAAGAGAGTGGAACTGGAGGAGAAATGGAAATGCTTGATGAGAGCTTAGTGATGTTGATTCAGGACGAAGTAGGAATGAAGAAGAATTACACGTTTATGGATCTCTATAGATGTGTGGATAAACTCGTCGATCTTATGACCGAAGATGCTGGGAAAGACGAGGATAAGTAGTCGCATGGAAAAACATACTATTGACATTCTTTTCTCGTTCCTCGGGGGGATCGGCGGCTACTGTTTGTGTCGTTTGGTGGAGGACTGGTTCACACCGCCAGTAAAGAGCGTCCGTGCAATCGGTTTCACTAAGATCGACTTAAAGTAGCTACATCTAACTCCCGTTAAATACACCTACTAAACCGGATTTGACAGATTCACATTCCATGAAACACTAGAAAGTAACAATGGAAAACACCCTCTCATTCACCGGCATCACGGTCAGCGACCCAACGCCGACTTCGATCACCTTGACGCTCGATTTCGAAATGAAAGACGGCCAGCCGAACTCGCTGTACGCATCACCAATGGAAGCCGCCGAGAAGCTGCTTCCCATCATCGGGCAGATTCTCAGGCTCGGCAAACAGTAACCACGATCACACAGTAAAACAGAAGCGGCTGACCACCATCAGCCGCTCTTTGTTTTTGGGGCGGTAAATATCGACATGACACACACAGTAACCATCGCCCCTAAACTATTCGCCATCGACGGCCATCCGATGTCAGTTTCACACTTTACAATTGAGTCCGATTCCTTTTTTACTCCAGAGGGAATCGTAGAAGTGACCGTGACGTTCCACGCCAAGGTCGAAGGGCCGACGAAGCAGAGCTAGTGCCGATCTTCCAACCATGCTCCTCACCCGGCTGTTCTGCCCTTGTCGAGTCGGGCCGGTGTGAAGAGCATCAGCGTGAGGCTTATCGCCTAAAGAAGAAGTCGCCGGACAGATCGAAAGACTATGACTGGCAATGGCGAAGGCTCAGAGCTTGGCACATCAAGCGAGAGCCGCTTTGCCGTGTCTGCTTCGAAGCCGGAAAGATCGTGGCAGCAGACGAAGTGCATCATCGTGTCCCGATCAGCGTTGACGCTTCACGACGGCTCGACCCGACGAATTTGCTTTCGACTTGCGTGTCCTGTCATGACGCCCTGCACGGTCGCCAGCAAGCTCGAACCTACATCGAGGACTAGCGCTTCTTTGCGTGGTACGCAGCCCATCGAGCCTTCTGAGCCGCTGCGATCCGTTCACGTGCCTCAGGGCTTAGGTTGCGCTTGCCACGCTTCTTGCGTGTCTTTGGCGCAACAGCTTCGCCTTCAGTGGCTGCTGCCTTCGGCGGTCTTCCGGGCCGCTTGCCAGTGGCGTGGCGAATGGCGGCAATCTGATCGTTGAGGCGCTGAAGCTTTAGCTCCAAGCCGGTCAGTGCAGCAGTGAGGATCTCTTGGCTGTATTGCATGCGACTAGAGTATCACTGATGTATCAGCGCTCTGTTCAGCGCTAATAGGGAACCGGTGGCGGCTATTAGCGCTGAGTCCTATTAGCGGCGACCCTCAGAGTCCCATTTCCGTAGCTTTCCCCCAAAGAACGCATAAATACCCTTCGTGAAGAAGGGAGTTTGCAAGCACTGTGGGGCATCCTTTGCCCGAGTCAACAAAGGCAGGTCGGGCGGGTACATCTACTGCTCCAAAATCTGCTACTTTTCGGGCGAATCGAAGCAAAAGCCTTGTAGAAACTGCAAAAAGACGTTCACAAAGCACGAATCGGGACTGAAACGTTACTGCTCTACTGAATGCCAGAAGCAGGCTGCTGCAAGGCGCACGTGCAACAGGCCATGTGTGGTCTGCCAGACCCCAGTAGTCGTATGTCCGAGCGTCAAAACTCGCACATACTGCTCAAAGACGTGTAAAGAAACCCTGAAATGTGCGTATTGCCAGAATCGCCTTACCGGGAATCGGGTGCGCTTTTGTTCCACTCACTGTTCCATCGCACAAGCGAAACTCGACAATCGAGACCGCATTGTCTCCTGCCGAAAATGCGGGCAGGGCTTCAAGCGACATACGTCCCCTCACAGCCATTTCTGTTCCGCTACGTGCTATGCCGATCACAAAAGAGAGCGTAGCCGTGAGCACAAAGACAAGCGGCGAACTGTCAAAACAGGCAGTTTCGTAGCGCCAGTCTACCGGAAGAGTGTGGCGAAACGTGACGGCTACACATGTCAATTGTGTTTTCGGCCAATAGATATGAGTTTGAAGGCACCTCATCCGCTCTCGATGAGCATTGACCACATCATCCCGCTGAGTCGAGGCGGAACCCACGAACCCGACAACGTACAACTTGCTCATTTTATCTGCAATTCGATCAAATGCGCCCAATCTCATGTCTTCGCCATCGACATGCAGGAGAAGACACAGACTTACTATGCCTAGAATTAAACCCCAGCCTGAGATCACCCTAGAAGGAGAACGCTCTCACCACGAACTAAAGCCGCCCGTCACGACGACCATCTCACTGCCGAAGCCGCCAATGAGCCTCGGTAAAGAAGGTAAGGCACTGTGGAAGAAGCTCGGCCCATCACTCATTGAAATGGGCGCTGTGTCAGAAGCGGACTGGCTTTCCCTTCTTATCATGTGCAGCGATTATCAAGAGCTTCATACCATCAATCAAACCTTAGAAGACGAAGGGAATGTTGTCGTCAGTAAGACTGGGTGGAAGGTCCTGCATCCGCTCGTCCTCGTGAAAGACAAAGCGATCAATCGCATCCTCCGAATTGCAAGAGACTTCGGCCTCAGTCCGCTCTCTCGCCAGCGACTAAGTGGTGCCGCTGCGCCCGCCACCGAGTTCGACGCCTTTTTAGACGAGTAGGCGATGGCATTCTTCGATCAACAGAAAGCTGACCATGCCATCCATTTTATCGAGCACTACCTTCGCTTAACGATTGGGGAACACGCTGGAAAGCCGTTTACATTAGCCCCGTTTCAAAGAGACTTCATCTCGAAGCTATTTGGGACGGTAAAGGATTCGGACGGCCAGACGAGAGCCTACAAAACTGTACTGTTCACCATTGGAAGGAAAAATTCGAAGAGTTTTCTGTGTAGTGCGATAGCTGTGTACATGCTTATGATGGACGGCGAGAAAGGCGCACAAGTCATAAGCGCAGCTTACAACCGTGATCAGGCGTCGATTCTGTTCCGGGAAGCGGCTGCGATGATCCGGCTGAATCCGAAACTTCGCAGCAGAACGAAGATTCTGGACTCAACGAAGCGAATCCTTCACCCTAAATCGAACTCGTTTTACAAGGCGATCAGTGCTGATTCCTCATCGGCCCAAGGTGCCAACATACATTGCCTTCTATACGATGAATGCGCAGAGGCGAAGAACCTAGAACTGTATTCAGCGTTGGTTTCCTCCAGTGACCTGCGTCGTCAACCGATGTTCATTTTCCTAGGTACGGCTGGCGTTACGGGTGAGTCACCTCTGTACGAGTACCTCATCGAATACGCCGACAACGTTCAGAAGGGCATCTTCCTTGACGAGACATTCCTCCCTGTAATCCACAGCGTATCCGCTGATAAGGATTGGCGAGACGAGGCCAACTGGCATCTTGCAAATCCCGCTCTGCTCGACGGCGGCTTCATGAAGATCGAACCGTTGCGAGAAGCCTTCAATAAAGCGATCCGGTTCCCCTCCGAGGAAGCCCATTTTCGTCGGTACAGGATGAATCAGATGGTCCAGCAATCACAGCGCTGGATTCCTCTCGCTGACTTCGACGCTTGCAAACACCCGACGAAGTTCGACGAAGCGGCGCTAAAGGCTCTGCCAGCATACATCGGCGTCGATCTCTCAGCCACTACCGACTTGACCGCCGTGGTGACGATCTGGGTTGCGCCAAACATGCTCTACATCCGGCCAGCGTTTTTCTATCCGACAGAGGACCTCGAAGCGAAGAGCCAGCAGTCACGCATTCCCTTCGACATCTGGAAAAAGAGCGGATTCCTGACGACGACCGAGGGGCGAACAATTGACTACGAGGCCGTGAAAGCGCACGTCAGGGAGCAGTGTTCCACGTATCAAGTCAAGGAAGTCTGCTACGACCCGGCAATGGCGACAGTGTTCGCCAACAGCTTGGCTGCGGAGAACTTGCCAATGGTCAAGATCACGCAATTTCCGAAGTACCTGTCTCTGGCCGCTCGTGAACTGGAGAAGCGAATTATTGACCGCACCATCACGCATGAGGGCCATCCGATCATGCGTTTCTGTGTGGACTCGGCGGCTGTCCAGACGACATCGTATGACTTGCTGAAGCTGGTGAAACCAGACCGTCTGAAAGCGGCCAAACGTATCGATGGTGTGTCGGCTTTGTTGACGGCGATGGCTCGTGCGGTCGTGGGCGAACAGCAGATCGTGAAGCCAAGCGTGTACGAGACGAGAGAGCTTATCGTTCTGTAACTGGACTAGAGGAAGGAAGTATCCTTCTTCATCTGGCCCAGCACAAAGATTCGGCGATTCATGAGTTCGGTGGCTGCGTTTTCTTTACCCGCTACGCTGTGGCCCTGATCCAAGCCCTCAAGGTGGGCTTCGAGAAGAGCATCCGCTAGTTCATCCTCTGTCGCACCGACGAGGCGTTGTGCTTCGTGCAGTGCGTCCTCTCGGGTGTCTATCTTCATGCGCCAAGGTTAGCAGGAATCGTCAACCACTAAATACTCCTCGTGTTCAACTGGCTAAAGAAATCCCTCAGGCTGTTTGGTGGCTCTAGCGCCAAACAATCCGTCAACATCGGCAACGGCGGTATTCGGTACATCAGTTCGCCGAATGATTTGCCGAGAGTAGACGAAGAAGGAAGCCTCGCCATCGGCTCCGTGTACGCTTGCGTGAGCCTGATCTCTCGCAGCTTGGCGTCCCTTCCCCTCAGCGTTTATAAGGCTGCTAGCGAAGCCTCCGTCAAGAACCCGACACACCCGTTGCACTGGCTCCTTCACGACCAGCCGAACCCGGCCATGACGAGCTACGAGTGGCGATTTGCGACTACTGCAAACCAGCTTCTATGGGGCAATGCTTTCACGTGGATTCAGCGGGACGTGACGGGCAAGCCGATGGCCCTCTATCCGCTTCGCTCCGACCGAATGACCGTCGAAGTCGAAGGATCTGAGATCAGCTATGTGTACCGAACCGGGTCTCGTGTGGTCCGCTACGATTCCTCTGAGATTGCCCATTTCAAAGGCTTTTCGCTCGATGGCGTGATCGGGTTAAGTCCGATCAGTCTTGCCAGCCGCACAATGCAAATGAGTAATGCGGTAGAGCAGTTCGGAACTGCCCTTTTCGCAAATGGCGCTCGTCCATCCGGCATGCTGTCTCACCCCGGCCAACTGTCAGCGGAAGCGGCGACGAAGCTCCGAGAACAGTTCGAGAAGACCTATTCCGGCCCTGACAAAGCCGGGAAGCTGATCGTTCTGGAAGAAGGTCTAGTCTACTCGCAGATTTCGATCAACCCAGTGGACGCTGAATGGCTCTCCAGCCGGAAGTTTCAGGTCTCAGAGATTTGCCGCATCTTCGGTATTCCCGAAGTTCTCATCGGCCAAATGGAAAAGGCCATGTTCGGGTCGATTGCCGATCTGAAGAGCTTCTTCCTGACCTTCACCCTTCTGCCGATCATCAAGTCTTTCGAACAGAGCTTGAATGCAAAGCTCTTCGGCGCTGGTTCTCAGCACTTCGCAAAGCTGAATTTCGATGGCTTCCTCAGAGCCGATCAAAAGACACGCTTCGAGTCCTATCGCATCGCCCGTGAGATTGGCGTCTTTTCCGTCAATGACATCCGCCGTCTGGAAGAGCTTTCCGATGTTGAGGGCGGCGACGACCGCTTAGAGCCGCTGAACTTCGCTCCGCTCGGAAGCCGCAAGGCCGAGCCGGAAGACGATGCGCCGAAAGCGCTTGCATAAATAATCTCGATGACGACGAAGACCGCATTTCCGCTAGAGATTAAATCGCTCACCGACGAAGGATTCTTCGAGGGCTACGCCAGTGTCAGCGGAAACGTTGATCTTGGCGGCGATGTCGTTGCGCCGGGTGCTTTTACTAAGAGCATTTCGGCGACACCTGAAGTCCCTTTGCTCTGGTCCCACGATCATGCAGAAGTGATTGGCGCTATCCGTGAAATGAAAGAAGACGGCCACGGACTTCGAGTAAAAGGCGAAATCGCCCTCGAAACGTCACGTGGCAAGGAAGCCTATGCGCTTCTCAAAAAGAACATGATGAAGGGCTTGTCGATTGGCTATCAGGTCGTGTCAGACCAGATCGCAGACGGCAAGCGGCTCCTGAAAGAGTTGAACCTTTTGGAAGTAAGTGTGGTGGCCGTCCCGATGAACCCATTGGCCACGATCACAGCAGTAAAAAACGCCGAGTCTTCGGCAAGCGGCAAGGCCGCAGGAACAAAACGAATGAACGAAGAGACACTTTCCCAGTCCATCTCTGAACTCGTCTCCGAAATGAAGTCTTACCAGAAGACCGCTCGGCAGGAGTACGCAGACACACGCCAGATCACCGACGCAACCAAGAGCACCATTGAGGGATTGCAGAGCGAAATCAAGGATCTCACTGAGAAGCTCTCTGCCGTCGAGCAGAAGTACGCTGCAAAGCATGCACCTTTGGCAACTGGCAACACCAACGAAGGCATCGGCTACAAGTTCGTCAACAGCGACGGCTATAAGGCACTTGCAAAAGGTCAAGTTAAGACCACTGGCTTTGTCCCGGTAGGCAGCTTGTACGGGGCGAAGAGCGTCACAAGTTACGACAGCAACGGCAACGTAATCTCACCGACGTACCGTGGTCCGATTGCGGAGATTCCTCAGGGTCGTAAGCCGCTCATCAGAGACTTCGTGAATGTCGTACCGGTCAGCGAGACTGGCTCGGTTGAATACATGAAGGAGTTGTCGTTCACGAATAACGCAGCCGTCCAGTACGATTCTCCGAACCGGGAGTTGGTCGATTTCGCTCAGAGCGATGCCACCTACACGACAGCGCAAGCGCCAATCGTGACCATCGGCCACTGGATTTTGGCGTCACGGCAGTCGGTAAAGGATGTCCGCCAGTTGCAGGGTCTCATCGAGTCCCGCCTGATGTCGGGCCTGAAGAAAAAGGAGCAGTACGAAATTCTGCGTGGCGCTGGTGGAGCCGACCATCTGGCGGGTATCTGCGGTCTGGCGACAGCCTACAACACGGGGTACAACGCTTCTGGCGACAATCTCGCAGATCGCATCCTGAATGGAATCACGCAGGTAACAGCACAGGGAGCCGACGCCGACGCCGTATTCACAACGCCGGAAATCGTTCTGTCATTGATGAAGTTGAAGACCACAGGCGAAGCTCTGGCAGGTACGTACATCTTCTCGAACCCGGCTGCGACCTCTACGATTCCGACAATTTGGGGATTGCCGCTCATTGGCGTGTCTCACATGGAGGCCAACAAGTGGCTCACAGGGTCATTCTACGAAGGTGCAACGCTCTACGACCGTGAGGAAGCCAATATCATCGTCTCGACGGAAGACGGCACCAACGTCCGAAAATCGGGTGTGACCATTGTCGCCGAAGAGCGTATCGGTCTTGCCATCAACAACAGTGCTTATTTCGTATTCGGCGGAATTTCGTAGACTTTCCTCCCACTACAAAACAGAAGGCCACTCCTCACCGGGGGTGGCCTTTTTCTTGCCCCTAAATACCCCTTAGAATGTACTCCGCTCGTCTCGTCGTCCCGCCCACTACTACCGCCGTATCGCTATCCGAGGCGAAGGCATTCCTGTCGCTCGACGAGCAATCGACGGTGTTTGATTCGCTCCTCACGAGCCTCATCAAAACGGCTACGCAGCGCATCGAAGACTACTGTCAGCGGGCCATCGTGACGCAGACGTGGCAGTTGTCGATGGATAGCTTTCCCTCACGCATCTTCGAGCTACCAATGGCTGGTCCGCTTCTACGAGTCGAGTCGATCACCACCAAGGACTTCATTGCCGACTCATCGACCGTGGACGACGAACTCTACATCGCCGACATCGACGCTACGCCGGGTCGTGTGGCTCTGAAGCCTTCGGCAAGCTGGCCGTCTGTCAGCCTTTTCCCCTCGTCCGGTGTGACCATCCGCTACGTCGTCGGCAATGAAGTCGCCGATGTCCCAGAGGTCTTCAAGGTGGCGATCACCTTCTATGCCGGATTCCTATTCGAGAATCGGGACGCCGATCCGAAGTTGCCAAAGGTCGTGCAGGATCTGCTCTACACCCATCGCATCCTTGGGCCGGTCCCAGTAGTGCGGGGTCTGTAATGAAGTTCTCCAAGTTGGATCGATACATCACCATTCGGCGCAACACACCAACCCGTGACAGCCTCGGTGAAGCCATCGACGCATGGTCCGAGTTCGCTTGCTGTTTTGCACAGCGGCTACCGAGATCGGGCCGTGAGTTCTTTCAGGCGTCCAAGGTCGTCAACGAATCTAGAGTGTATTTTCTCACCCGGCACGTCGAAGGGATCAGCCCGCAGATGCAGGTTGTGGACGGTTCGAAAACCTACGAAATCACTGATGTTCTCTACAGCGAAAAGCGAAATGAGAGCGTCCAAATCGAATGCAAAGAGGTCGTCTAGATGGCACGTTCCGTAAAATTCACACGAGTCGAGGGCTTAGACGATCTGGCCAAAGCTGTCGAAGAATTGAAAGGCCGAGTTTCCGGCAAGGAAGTTCAAGACATCTTGCTCTCTGGCGCATTCGTCATCCGAGACGAAGCAAGGGCAAGAGTGCCGGTCGATACTGGCCGATTGAGAGAGAACATCATTGCCACACGGGGAAAACCGAAAGGCGATGAGACCGATGTGTTGGTCGGCGTGAAGTACGGCAAGGACGGTGCGCCGCACGCACATCTTGTGGAATTTGGAAGCAGTGTCCAGTTCCCAAAACCGTTCTTCCGGCCCGCTGTGGCCGCAAAGAAAGCAGAAGCCGGTAAAAAGATTGCCGAAGGTCTGAAGAAGCTCATTGAGGAGAAAAAGTAACCATGTTCGAGTCCCTCTTTTTCCCGTGGTTTTCCGCCCAGTCATCACTGCAAGCCGTCATCGGTAACCGGCTCTATCCCGGTCATGCTCCTGACGCTGTGGCACGTCCGTACGTGGTTTGGCATTTGGTGACAGTCGAGTCCGATCACACGCACGATGGGCCGGCTTTTCGCACGTCGAGAATTCAGTTCTCTGTTTTTGCCGACACCTTTACGGCGGCTGCTGGCGTGCGTGATGTCCTGCTTGCTTTGCTCGATGGAAAGCGATTGAACATCGCTGGTCTGAACGAGGTGACGACCTTTTTGGACGGTCTAGTGACGCTATGGGAACGAGAGACTAAGACTCACCATTTGGCGATTGACTTCGCCGTGACGCACAGCGTCTAGCCGCCCTGTAAATACTGGGGTGAACATCTCCCCGAACCCGCTCGTCAGCGCCATCTGTCCCATCACTGCTTCTCGCAAGAAGTACCTACCGATTCTTTTTCGCTCGTTCCTTTCCCAGACCTACGACCGAAAGGAACTGATCCTCATCAGTGAGGATGACATCGACTTCCCGGCGCATCCTGACGTGCGACTGGTTCGTTGTGAACCCGGCCTGACTGTCGGCGCAAAACGAAACCTCGGCGCTGCGAATGCAAGGGGCGAAGTGATCGCACACTTCGATTCCGACGATGCAAGCGGACCAACACGCCTCGAAGAACAAGTGCGCCTGATGCGCCAGTGTGAACGCCCCGTTGTTGGATACAACTCGATCCTGTTTTTCAACGACAGCCGCAACGAAGCATACAAGCTCCGGCCAGCGCCGAATAGCTGGGCAGCAGGGACGAGCCTGATGTACACCCGCCAGTATTGGCAAGCAAACAACTTCGAGAGTTGGTCAGTCGGAGAAGATACCGTATTCGTCAACGCTGCTGCGAAACAGAACGCCATCTTTGGTGTCGATGGCGGTAATCGCATTGTTGCGTTGGACCACGATGCGAATACATCTCCCAGATCAGGCGACGGCCACACGCACGAATACAGCCCGTGGTTCTACATTTCTGTAGCCGATATTGATTCGGTGCGGCGGCTGATCTTTCCTCAGCGGAAGAAGGTTGCGTTGTCGCTGCTGTCGTGGAACTTGAAAGACATCGTTCTAGAGAACGTCGAAGCGTTGAAGGCAGAAGCGAAGCGGCTCCAGATCGCCGGATACGACACCGAAATCATCGTCGCCGACAACGGGTCCAACGATGGCACTCAGGCCGAACTGAAGAAGCAGAAGAACGAACTGACGCTGATCCTGAACAAAGCGAATAAAGGGTCGTCGGTCGCAAGAAACCAAATCTTCGACAAGGCCAGCCAAGCAAGAGCAGACTATGTGCTGTTGGTTGACGGCGACATCACCGTCGTACCGTGGAGCGTTGTGTCGATGCTTTGGTGGATGGAAAGGGACCCGGCCATCTCGTGTTTCGGGGCTTACTGGTATGGCTTTTCTGACGACCCGGCAAAGTGCAGCCCACACTGCACCAAGGTAGAGCCGAAGGAAACCAAAGAGATCATGTGCAGCCAATATGGAATCCTGCGTCGTGATCTGTTCGAGACGATCCGCTTCGACGAAGGATTCGGCAACGCATGGGGATGCGATGACAACGACTATTACCTCCAGATGGTCGATGCGGGCTTCAAATCCTTTGTCTGCGATGAGATGACGTACCTCCATCGACATGCACATCACGGCCACTTCAAAAACGACAACGCCGACGAGCGGTTCTTCCAGCGAGTTCGATACATGCTCGAAAAGTGGAAAGACAAGCCACAGCACAAGGCGCATCTCGACAACGTGGCGAAGTGTAAGCCGCCGCAAAGGGTCGCCTGACTCGCCTCGCTAAATACCTTTCGGGGAACAGCCCCAGAGGTATTTTTCAATGGCTAAGTACAAAGCGTTTGGGACGCAGTTCAAGCGCAAGAACGGGGGTTCTTTCGATCTAATCCCGCAGCTAGTGTCGGTAACTCCGCCGCAGGAATCAGTCGAGACGATTGACACGACGACCCATGACACGGTGGGCGGATATCGCACCATCGTCGGCAGCTTCAAAAATGGCGGAACGGTTTCGGCTTCCTTCATGTTTGACCCTGCTGACACGGTTCAGTTGGCGCTCCACACCGACTACAGCAACGTCGCAGTCAACACGTACCAGATTGCAACCATTGCTGGCTCTCCGGCGTACAAGTACGAATTCGACGCTCTCATCACGGGATGGGAACCGGGCGAGCTTGGCATCGACGGAAAGATGGAAGTCTCGGTCACGTTGACCGTTTCCGGCGCTGTAGAAATCAGCAACAGCTAACGATCATGAGCGCACTCGATAAGCACTACATCACATTGAGCGACGGCGTAAAGCGTGAAATCAAATTCACGCTTGCGGTATTGCGCCGACTCAAGCAAAAGACCGGCAAATCTCTAATGAACGGTGAGGCGCTGGCGGGTCTCGACGAAGATTTCGTACCGCTGATCATTCACGAAGCGTTGGTGGTGAAAGACATCACCGAGGGACAAGTCGCCGACAACATTAATCTACCGGACATTTATCGCATCGTCGAGGAAATGACGATGGCGTTAGTAGGTTCGTTCCCGGCTCCGAAGGATCAGGAAAAAAACTAGCAACGAGCCAGTCGGAATCCAAAGAAACTGACTGGCTCGACCTCTGGTCTTTTGGGCGGATTGATCTCGGTCTGACCGACGAAGAGTTCTGGAATCTCACGTTTCGTGAGTTCTCGGCGCTCTCAGAGCGGCACGCACGGAAGAACCGGCATGAAGACCTTCGCTTCGGCTATTTGCTGGCGATGACAGCGAACATCAACCGGGACCCGAAAAAGCAACCAAAGGCGATTCAGCCATGGGACTTCTTTCCGTCGCTGAAAGAGTTTGACCACACCGAATCAAATGAGGCGGCACGCTGGCACCATTGGGCGATGACGCACAACGCACGACTCAAAGCAGAAAGGCAGGACACAACTACGGAGTAGAAATCGATGGCCAGTATTGCCTCACTCTCGGTAAAGATCGGGACAGACATCCAAGCATTCACGAACGATCTCAACGATCTCGTGAAGCAAGCCAACAAAGCCGCTTCCGAAATCGAGAAGAAGTTCAAGGGTCTTTCCTCATTAGGACGGAACCTTTCGTCAGTCGGCACCGAGATGGCAAAGGCTTTCACCTTGCCCATTGCTGCATTGGCCGGGTTCGCTGTATCTGCCCGTGCCGACATGCAGAAGTTGGAGATGGGACTCGATGCCATCACCGGCAATGCGGCTGAAACAGCGAAGCAACTGGCACGCCTCAAAGAGATCGCCAAGTTGCCGGGACTGTCGCTAGAGGATGCAACGAAGGCGACGATCAACCTCCAGTCTGTTGGCGTGGAAGCCACTCGCTCAGAGCGATTCATCAAAGGATTCGGCAACGCCTTGGCCCTCGTCGGCAAAGGTGCGTCTGACCTGAATCCCGTCATCAGTCAGCTTGTCCAGATGTCCACGAAAACGAAGGTGGTGGCCGGTGACCTTCGGCCCATCATGGATGCCGTACCGCAAGTTGCCGGAATTATCAAGAAGCACTTCGGAACCATCGACACTGAGGCCCTGCAAAAGATGGGCGTCAGCACGCAGGAATTCACCAACGTTGTGCTCGAAGGATTGGAACGACTGCCTAAGGCTGGCCAAGGAATCGGCAACAGCTTCGAGAATCTCAAAGATACGGTTCGGAACACGTTCTCTGAGATCGGCAAGAGCCTCGAAGGGCCAACAACATTCGTCATCGACCGACTCGCCACCATCGTCGAAGGCATCCAAAAACTGGTGGTGAAGTTTCAGGCACTTCCCGATCCAGCAAAGGCGGCAATCGGCTCATTCATCACGCTGGCGGCTGCATTGGGTCCCATCATGATCGGATTCGGCCAGCTTGCCCAGATCGGCCCTGCCATCGTCGCCAACCTTGCCCGTGTTGGCAAAGTCTTCGGCGTCGGCGCTGGGGCGGTGGTTGGCTGGGGTCTTGCGATTGCGGCGGCTGTGGCTGCATTGGTAGCTCTCGGCACGTGGGTCTATCAGAACTGGGAACCCATCAAAGCTGTCGTCATGACCGCATGGCAGGGCGTCTCTGAACTCTGGGACGCACATTGGAAAGTGATCTCGAAGGGATTGGAAGACTGGTGGAAGGTCATCAAAGCTGTCGGCGGAGCGCTGCTGTTTCCGTTCGCAAAGTCTCTCGAAACGATCTGGAATGCGATTGGTCCGATTTTCAGAAGTGTCTGGTCCAGCATCGCCAATTTGCTCGGTAGCTTGTGGACGGCGATCACGAATCACGCAACATTCATGTTTGAAGGGATCAAGAAAAGCTTCAACGCATTCATCGGATGGGCAAAAGCCAACATTCCGGGCGCTGCGAAGCTGCTATCGCTGAGTGATGTCTGGTCAGCCGAACAGAAGAAGTTGGCCGCTACGAATGCGCTGAACGAAGCAAAGAACAAGTCGAAGACGACTTCTGACAGCAAGTTCAGCGGTGGCACTGGTAGTGATCCGCTGAAGGACGCTATGTCGCTGTTCGGCGTCCATGAACAGGCATCATTGGCACAAATGCAGAAGGCGCTGGCCCTGATCAAACAGCAGTTCGACGCTGGAAAGATCAGTGCTGCCGACTACACATCCGCTTTGTCAAAAATGGCAGAGGCAACGTGGTTGGCGGAACACCCGGCCACAGCTTTGCAGATCGCAACCATGAAGCTCGGTGTCGCAGCAGAGAAAGAACTCCAGCCCTTGCGAGACGCAGAAGCCGCACTGAAGTCGAAAGCAATCACTCAGGTCGCCGTGAACACCAAGGTCTACGAGTGCCTGCCAGTCTTTCAGATGATGCGTGAGAAGCTCCTTCAGATCGCAGAGGCCGCATACCGTTCGCAGACCGCAATGAAAGGTCTGGCAATGATGAAGGCCGGAGCGGAGGCTCTGCTCAAACCTTACAACGACCTTGCTGCCCGCATCAAAGAACTTGGCGTCATCACGACCGCAGAGGCGACGAAGCGCTATGAAGTGACGCAAAAGGCATTGGAAGATGCTCGGGCGATGAACGATCAGCTTGGCGTCGAAATGTACAGCCGTCGAGATTTGCTGAAACTGCAATACGAAGCGTTGAGAGCGAAGGAAGTGTCGATTGGTCTTTCGGAACAAGAAAAGGCAATCCTCATCGATCTCCACAAGACGGTTGATACCTCGAACCGCTCTGTCATCGACGGCATCGAGAAAACGAAGAAGCCGTTGCAGGAAGTGTCCACGATCCTGACCAACATGAGTCAGCGGATCGGTGACGCCATCGTCAACTGGCGTGGCTTTGGCGATCTGGCGATTTCGACCCTGAAGTCAATTGGTTCGGCCATCATCAGCGAAATCGTGACGAATCTCATGAAGTCCACAGACCTCATCGGAAAAGTGACGAAGGGACTTTCTGGCGTCCTGTCGAAGATCCCCGGTCTCGGTGGCATATTCGGAGGCGGCGCAAAAGCAGCGACGACCACAGCGGCGGATGCGGCTGGCGGCGTGTCGGGGATGCTGAAAAATGCATCGTCCTCAGTGCAATCCAGCATCGGCAAAGTCGCATCGAGCCTGACGAGCACGCTGACGGCTGTTGGTTCGATTGGGTCAATGATCTCGGGGATCGTGGGCAACTTCCAGTCGATGGCGATGAACAAGACCCTCGACCTCATCGAGAAGGAAGTCCGCTACTCTCAGATTCACCTTCGCTACATCTTGGAGAAGCAAAACGAATTCTTGCCCAATCTGGCCCATATCCACCAGCGTTTAATCGAGATGCTCAACGGCGGCATGTCTCTAAGCCCTACTGCGGCTGGCGCTGCGGCGGGCAATGGAAACAACCTGACGATCAACATCAACGGTGGCAACTTCTACGGCATCGACGACATTGCGGACAGTTTGGCAAGAACCCTAAGATTGCGTGGCCTGATCTAGCACGAGGGCAGCAATAAATATCTGCTGCCCATGTCCATCACCGTCACCATCGGCGGCATCTCCAGAGGCGTCAGCCCGGAGACGCTGGCCATCTCACACACGCTTTTTCAGCGGTCTGTCGCCGAGTTCACGATTCCCGATTCAGCCGGGTCGATTGAGGTCACCGTAGGCCAGACGGTCGTTATCGAGATGGACAGCTACACACTTTTTGCCGGTTCCGTCACCGAGGCGACGAAGGAAAAGCTGGGTCCGAATCTTGCCCGCTATTTGCGCATTGCGGCAGTCGATTGGTCCGTCATGTGTGATCGTCGATTGGCACCTTCCGAATTCCAATGGAAAGGGGCAAAAGCGAACGACATCCTACGCAACATCGTCACTGCCTCGCTGAACAACGAAGACGACTACGTAGCCTCTCACACTGAGATCCTCGCCTCTGACGGCACCACGACCGTCTACACGCTTTCTCAGGCGCTCTCGACGCCTTCTGTGTACGTTGATGGCACGTTGCTTTCCACGGGCTACACGTGGGCGTCAGGCCCGAAGACTGTCACATTCGACACAGCGCCCGCAAGGACCGCCTCGATCATGTTCACCTACAACGTCGAGTGCGCTGACCTGTCTTTAGTCTCGGCCAACTCAGGACCAGTCATCGAAGAGTTCAAGATCGGAACAAACGGCGAAACGGTTGCGGCCGCTTTGACTCGCCTGTGTCGAGACGCAAATGGGTACTACTGGAAGTTCGATTCTCAGAAGCGCATCGTGTTCGCCACCTTCGCATCCGGCCCTGTCATCGCCACGATCTCAAACTCATCCGGCAACATCGTCGCTGATTCAGTTTCCGCAACCTCCACGAGGCAGGAATTCGCTAACGTCGTCAGGGTCTTCTTCTCCGCCATCGTGGAGGAGCGTACTGAGACGCTGACAGGCGACGGCACACGCAAGGTCTTTTCTGTCGGCCAAGAGATCGTTGCAGAGCCGGTCGTCAGAGTGGGTGGCGTGTACCAGCTTGTCGGACTGAAAGGTCAGACCACCGGCAAGGAAGTTTATTGGTCGAACTCATCGAAGGACATCGAGTTTGAAGATGCCCCGGCAAACGCAACGGTAATCGAAGTCTCGTTCAAAGGAAAGAGCACTCACCGAGTTGACGCCATTGACGCCGACTCGATCAACGAACGTGCATTGGCTGAAGGTTCATCCGGCATCTACGAAAAGGCCATCACCATCGATGAGCAAATCAGCATCGAGCGTGCGCAAGAGATCGCAGACCAGACGCTAGACCGCTTGGCGTCGATGTCGGGCAGTGTCACTTTCCAGAGCAATTCGATTCTTGCCGTGCCGGGTGACAGGATCACCAGCACCGTGACCGGAATTCCAGCGACGACGTACCTCGTCCGCAGCGTCCGAATGGTGCTGATCGGGCCGGATATTTTGCGGAGCACGATTGAGTTGGCGACAGGGAATTTGATTTTGTCCGGTCTCGAAACTTTGGCCGGTGATTCATATGTGCCGGGTGTTGGCAATGTTGCTTTGGAGCGTGATGCAAGGCCGAAGATTCCTGATGTCATCATCGGTGAGGATGCGGTCACGGTCGGCTTCGTCGAGATCGATGGCGTCCTTAAAATCGACATCTCTGTAGTCGTGACCGTACCGGAATCCGGTAATGACAACCGCTTTGAAGGTGTCCAACTGTTCCTCGAAATCGACGGTGACCGAAAGATCGATCTAGAGTCGAAAGTCTGCAATGTCGAAGCTGGCGAAGAGTGGACCATCCGCATCACACAGGACCTACCCGTCACTGATGAGACATGGGTCCTGTACTTCGTCAGCCGCAACTGGAATCGAGTCAACACGCCAGTCTGGAAGACCGATGACGAAGAAGCATATGCCTCGCCAAACGTGACCATCGAAGCGAAAACACAGCCTCTCGTGACCGAAGAAGGCACGCCAGAAGTTACCGACGAACATGCCGGTTGGTGGGACGCCGACGAAGAAGAATGGGTCGCCGAAGGCTACTACGATCAGCTTGTCGAGAACCTGTTTGTCGAGTGGGAATGTAAGGCACCGGCAGAGACGGTCAACTGGTCTGGACTGCAAATCTACATTCACGTCGTCGATTCCGATCCGCCCTTCTTCAACGCTGCCACTGGCCTAGTCGAAATCTACGAAGCCGAACCGCCCGAACCAGAAGGCTTGATGAAGGGCCGACTGATCCTCGATGCGGCTGTCGCACCCGAAGAGGAAGCCGAATGGGAGATCATTTTCTGTTCCTATGACCGGGCCGGAAATCGCACCTTGGATGAGGATGATTTCCCAACAGGTCCGAGTGTCACGGTGACCATTCCGGGACGTGCATTGTCGGGCGGCGGGATCGTGCCCGTGTGGAATCTCGATCACCTGCAACTGCTAATCGACGCTCTACCGGAAGGGTAAATCAAGGTCGGTACTCATAAATACCTGAATGAGTATCGTACAGACCCGCTATTACCCGATCCCTGCTGGAGAACACGTCAGATACACCCCGCTTTATGTTGGCAGGGTGGACGGGATTCGGAGCGGCATCACCATCGAAGGTGAGGGTCCGAGTAGCGTAATCAAGCGTGGCCTTGACCTCGCTCCCGGCCAAGGGTTGTTCAACGTTTTCGGGTACGACATCACCTTCCGCAACCTTGTCATCGACGGCAACGTGACGACTTCAAGCACCATCGATCACTCGGAAATGATCGAGCCGATGGCCGATGCTTTGACGGCCAATACATCGGTCTGGATCTTTCCCGGCGCTGCGAATATCCGCTTCGAGAATGTCTGGATTCGCAATTCTGGCGGCTATGCGATTTTGCTCGACGCTCGTGACGAGGACATCACAAACTTCGCCTTCTTTGGCGGAGGTTTGGAGAACTGCCGTCCGCATCTGATTGAGTACCCGGCTGGGAACGGAGGCGGATGGAACGGCGGCTTCTTCGCAAAGAACAACGGCTCGACGGGTGGTGCTGTGAACGGGATGTTGATCCAAGGTTCGACATTCAAACGCATGGGTGGAAACGCCATTTGGCAGCACAGCAACGCATTCGATATTAATCACAAAAACCTGATCGTCACCGGATGTCATTTCGAAGACCTTTGCCGTGATGGAGTCATGCCGGGGAACTGTCAGGGCGGCACCGTCAGCTACAACACGTTTCATCGGGTTGGGTATCTAACCGAGACCAACAGCGACACAGCAGTCCCGTGCTGGCCCGCTGGCGGAGCCCCGAACGCCGTGGCGCTCGACAGCACCGGGTTTGTGCGGAATTTCGCCTACAACGGGAACACCTTCGTCGATGTCAACGGAACGTGCATCGATGGCGACGGCCTCCATGACAGCGTAGTCCACGGAAACTCGATGTCCGTCAGCGATTCCGTCAGTGGCTACGGGCCGGGTGGAATTGGAAACTATTCGACAGGAATTCAGCCCTCGAACACGTACTACAAGCACGGTGGCCGGAACCTGACAATCACCGGAAACACCATCCGCAATATGGGCAAGACGGCCATTAGCGGCTCGAATCTGAAGAACTGCACGCTTAACGACAACAACATCGTCCATCCGTCTGGCGCTGCATTTGCGCCGGTCATTTTGTTCTGCAAACCCGGTTATGACGGCATCGTGTACACAACGGGCGACACAGATCCGGCCTATCGGTCACACGGCAACACGATCACCGGGAACCGGATCGAATACAGCGGCTCTCACCATGCGATTGAAGAAGTCACCTTTGGATTGGGCGCTGACGACGCATTCAAGTCAGCAGACGTGAACCGGGCCTTCAATAACGTCGTCACTGGCACCTGTCCCGGCGAATTCAAAAAGAACTCGGCGTCGGGTTCCTTCGTTGGCTTGGAATTGGCGACGGTGGACAATACGTCTACTTCTGCTGATGTCACTCGCATTCAGCGTGAAGGCAAAGAAAGCTCCGCCACCACCAAGATTTACAGCATCGCATCCGGCACGGCAAAGCAAGTATTGCAGCTATCAGACGATGCCTTCCTCAACATCTCCGAGGACGGCGATGCGGGTACCGGGTCCATTGCAACTGGCAATCGAGCGACGCTGGCATGGGCCGATGCGATTGGCACGGGCAAGGTTGCGGCAGACGGTTTTCTCTCGCTCACCGACACGACGTACGACGCTGACGAAGCCGATCTCCTCAACGACTCTTACGGTCTGTTGCGATACGACAGCACGGCAAAGAAATTCAAGCTCTCGACATCGGTCTCATCTGGTGACCGTGTATGGACAGACCTCACCACAGCGGCGGCTGGCTCCACGGGCGAACTCCAGTGGGCCAATTCTGGCTCCCTGTCGGCGTCGTCAAACCTTGCGTGGAACAACGGCTCGAAAGTCCTGACAGTCACCGGCTCGACAGGTACGGCTTCGATTGTTGCGGCCACTTCTTATATCCAGTCAGCAGAGGGCTTCTACTCGCCGGGGTCAAGCTCGACAACAGTCAACATTCCCTCAGGTGGCGTGACGAGTCTGAGCTTGATCTCTGTCCGCAATGACGGTGATCCCGGCCTCTACCTTGCCCGGACCAACAGCACAGCCCGGACTTACGGAATGGGCGTGAACTCTTCCGGCCAGATGGTTCTGCGAGACGAGACGGCCAATGCTACTCGCCTGACGGTCTCGACTGCTGGGACGTTCACGTTCGGCTCTACCGTCAGCATCGACCAGTCAGGTAACCTCTCAGCTTCGGCAGTGGTCTCGGCGGCGGGTGTCAACGTCAGCGGGACCTCTGGGAACTCCCTGCAAGTCGCTTCTGGCGGAATGACGGCAAAGTACGTGATCGGCACGACCAGCTTCACCTTGACCGGAGAAACGTCAGGAAATGCAGGTCTATCAGGTTCCGGCCAAGGACGGCTGTACTTCGATTCGTCGTCGAACAAGTTTCGAGTCTCGGAAAATGGCGGGTCCTACGTTGACCTGTTGGCTGCGACTGGCGTCACGTCGATCACCGGAACCACAAATCAGGTCACGGCGAGCGCTTCCACCGGAGCAGTAACGCTATCGCTTCCACAAAACATCCATAGCGGCGCTACACCGACCTTTTCAACCCTGACAATCTCTTCTTCCGCTTCCAATGCGATCAGTGTGACGGGATCGGTTTCGGCGGCTGGCTTTGCGGCAAGCGGATCGGCAACCAATCAGATTCAGGCTGCTTCTGGTGGTGTCACTGCGAAGTACCTTGTGGGCACAACGTCTTTCACTTTGACTGGCGACTCTTCGGCCAATGCTGGCTTGTCGTCGAGTGGACAGGGACGGCTCTACTTCGATTCCAGCAGCAACAAATTCCGGGTCTCAGAGAACGGCGGGTCATACGTTGACCTGATTGCCGCAACGGGCGTCACGTCGATCACCGGCACGAGCAACCAAGTTTCCGCTTCTGCTTCGACGGGTGCGGTGACGCTATCACTTCCGCAGAACATCCATACGAGTGCTACGCCAACCTTTTCAACCTTGACGATTTCGTCTTCCGCTTCGAATGCGATCAGCGTTACTGGTTCGGTCTCGGCTGCTGGCTTCGCTGCAAGTGGCTCTGCTACGAACCAGATTCAATGCAGTTCAGGCGGGGTGACCGCAAAGTATCTTGTCGGCACAACGTCATTCACGCTCACTGGAGATTCGTCCGCAAATGCCGGTCTCTCTTCATCTGGCCAAGGAAGAATCTATTTCGACTCTTCAAGCAACAAGTTCCGTGTCTCGCAAAATGGCGGCGCATACGTCGATTTGATCGATGCCGTTGGGGTGACTTCGTTGACCGGAACCACGAATCAGGTCACGGCATCGGCTTCAACTGGCGCTGTGACATTGAGCTTGCCGCAAAATATCCACACTGGCGCAACACCGACTTTCAGCACGTTGACGATTTCCTCGTCCGCATCCAATGCAATCAACGTCACCGGAAGCGTTGCCGCTGCCGGATACTCTGCAAGCGGCTCCGCAACGAATCAGATTCAGTGTAGTTCGGGCGGCGTCACGGCAAAGTATCTGATCGGCACGACCAGCCTGACACTCACCGGAGAAACATCCGCCAATGCGGGTCTCTCATCGAGTGGACAGGGACGGTTGTACTTTGACTCCAGCAGCAACAAATTCCGAGTCTCTCAGCACGGCGGCGCATACGTGGACCTCATCACATCGGCGACGACGCAATGGACCACGACTGGCAGCGACATCTACTATTCGACTGGAAAAGTCGGCATCGGAACTTCGTCACCACAAGCCACGCTCCACACGAGCGGCCTCTACAACGCAAACATCTTCGATAATTACGATGCGCTCGGAGTCGGAGCCAACAATCAGTTCCGTCACGCTCGTGGAAGTGAAGGATCGCCGTCTGCTGCGTTGTCTGGTGATCGGCTTGGAGCATTCACGTTTTATGGCTACGGATCATCGACGTGGGGCAATCCGTCGATCCGAATCCGGGCAATCACGTCAGCAAACTTCACGGACTCATCGAAGCCATGCCATCTCGCTTTTGAGACAACAGCGTCAGGCGCAAACAGTTCAACGGAGCGTTGGAGGATGACTGACTCGGGCCACTTCATCGCTGGGACCGACAACGCATATGACATCGGCGCTTCTGGCGCAACACGACCACGAACCGTCTACGTCGGTACTTCTGTCGGCATTGGCACAGCACCATCGACGCCGTTGCATATCCTTGGACATTCGTCGAGAGAGGTTGCGAGATTTCAAGGTTCTGCTGACGCTGCGAACTCTCGGAACTTCATCAGTCTGTACACGACGAATTCTGCGTACTGGTGGGAATTCTCGAACCAAGATGCCAGCGGGAACGGAACCACAAATGGTCTCGCATTCCTCGAAAGATCGAACACCACGCCTGTTGCTCGGCTGTACTTGGCGCAAGGCGGGAATGTGTTGGTTGGGACGACGACGGATGATTCGAGTTCGGGCAAACTGCAAGTCTCTGGCTTCGTCTCGGCAACATCGGGATACTACTCGGCGGGTACGTCCTACCAGACAGTGAACGTCCCGAATGGTGGTCTCTATGCTCGTTCAGGCCACTTCGAAAAGTACATCCACATTGCTGGACACAACGGTGTCCCAACGGGCACGTCAGGAAGTTCGGTTCCTGCGAATGGCATGATGATCTACGACACCTCCGTCGCCAAACTGCGTGCATACGAAGGCGGCTCGTGGAAGGATATGATCACGGCTGGAACGAGCTATTCGGCGGGAACAGGCGTGTCGATCTCGTCGGGTGTCATTTCGATTGGTCAGGCGGTCTCGACATCGAGCAATGTGACCTTCGGTACGGTCAACTCATCTGGAGCCGTCCAAGCTGGCGGAAGCGGATCATCGATCACATTTCTGAACTCGAATTCGAACTTCTCCGTCAATGGCAACGGCTACATCTCGGGTGCTGGTGAGTGCAACATGTCGCTTGGATTCAAGGTCAATGGCACATCGGCGATCAATTCCAGCGGCCAGTTCGTCGGCGCTGGCGTCAGTTGCACGTCGTACGGAATCGCTGCTGCGGGGTTCAACCCCTATTACAGCGGCGTTCAATACACCGGCCAGAACTGGACCCTCACTTTTCCGTCGCCATTCGCCATCAACGGATCAGGCTCATACACGAATCTGGTCATCCGGGGCGGCTCGGTGGTGTCTGCGTCGTAGGGAATAAATACTGCAATGAAACAAGATCAAACAAACACGGTGGGAACCGTCTGCTCCAACGGCATTTTGAACGAAAACCAATCAAGCAGAGCAAGAGCAAGACTGTCAAACGGATTGGATGTGCAGAACACACTCACGACGGACGTGCTTAATGTGTCGGCGGGAGTGATAGCGACACGATACACCGCATGCGTCGGCAGCGAATTAGGAACTGGCCAGACCCTCAAAGTCACGGGAGACTTCCGTGTGGGCGAACAGAAGGCCACGACCTTGCGTTTCGTCGGTGGACTTCTGGTCGGGGTTGAGTAGCATGACCATCAAACTAGGCGCTCTTCTCAACGCATCTTCCGCACTCAAAAAGCTCGTCTCGACAGAGCTTCCGGTATCCGTTTCGTTCGCCCTTTCAAAATGTTTGAAAGCCATCGAGACTGAACTATCCGGCCACGAGGAACAACGCCAAGCGCTCGTGCGCAAGCATGGCGCTGCTGACGATGCAGGGAACTACGCAGTCTCGCCGGACAACATCGAAGCCTTCTTTGTCGATCTGGCCGAACTGAACTCTATCGAAGTCGAGATCCCTTTCACGCCGATTTCGGTGTCGAGATTGGGCGACGACGTAAAGCTGTCGGCGGTTGATTTCTCATTGCTGGTCGAAGGCGGGTTTGTAACGGAGTAGTGGCAGTATGGCCGAAACAAGAGCGATGGTGAGATTTCGAGAAGCGGTATTGACCGGCCTGACAGAACTGAAGACCGAGACCGCCAACATCGTGGCACGACTCGACAAGCTGAACGGGTCAGTCGCCCGTCACGAATCAGACCTCGGTGCGCTCAAAGTAGCGGACGCCAAGCACGAGGCCGTTCTTGCCTCGGTAGCGACCCTACAGGCCGACGTTCAAGCGCTGAAGGCGTCAACCACCGTCACGGATACCAAAATTGCCCTGACGGAAAAGTACGCAAAACAACTCTGGGCAGTCGGCGGCGCTACCATCTTGGCCCTATGGCAGAACGCCCCGAAGTTGCTGGCTCTGGTGGACGGTAAATAA